TTTCCAGGTTGGTGACTCTAAGGATCGTCGTGACCTAGTGCTTGGTGTTCCTGTTATTGAAACTCCTGCTCTACCTTCACCTGGAACTGGTGTTCGTTCACTTGTTGCTGGTGACCTAAAGTCGCTGTTCATTCGTAACGCTGGAGGCCTTCAGGTTGACAGAAGCGACGACTTCGCATTCGGTAACGACCTTGCTACTTGGCGTGCCACTTGGAGATTGGACTCTGCTCTAATCCAGAAGGCTAACCTAAAGGTGTTCCGTGGAGGAACTGCCTAACATCTGTTAGCAAAGAATTGACCCTCAATTCAGCTGCGTAGGGCTGTTTTGGGGGTCTTTTCTATTATCCTAATTACATGACTAAATGCGCAATATCTTGGTATAGCAACTCTCTCAATCAGCCGACAGGTTATGGCACACAAAGTAAACAGGTGATCAGCAGGCTTGTTCGGGCAGGACATAAAGTGGCGATGCTCTCTAACTATGGTGGTGAGGGGGTGAACACGCAGATTGAAACTGGGTTCGGTAAGATACCTCATTACAGTCGGGGTATGAACCAATACAGCACTGATGTTTTGCCTATGCATCATGCACACTGGTCAAGCGAAAATGACCTAATGTGACTCCTATTGCTATGAGTTTGTTTGGTAAAAACATGATTGAGCAGGCAGGTGTTCAAAGCGAATATATTCCTCACGCTATTGAAACGAGTGTGTTTAAGCCAACATCAAAGTTGCAGTCAACAGGTCAAACAGGTGAGGAGTTTATTGACTCTAAAGATAAGTTTGTTGTTGGCATGAATTTTGCGAATAAGGCTGGAGGGTTTATTCACAGGAAGGCTGTTGCAGAGAATTTTTTGGCGTTTGGTTTGTTTGCTCAAAAACATGATGACGTGATGCTTTACATTCATAGCGATCCGTTTGGTAAGCAGTCGGGGTTTGTGTTGCCTAGCATTTTGCAGGCTTGTGGTGTGCCGGCAGATAAAGTCAAGTTTGTTGACCCTATTGCATACCAGTATGGGATTAGTCAAGAGGATTTGGCTGCTATCTATTCGGCTTGGGATGTTGGTTTATTCTGCAACTATGGTGAAGGGTTTGGTGTGCCACAGGTTGAGTGCCAGGCGGCTGGTGTGCCTATTGTGACTTCTAATTTTGCCGCTTCGGCTGAACTTGCTGGGCCTGATAGTTTGCTGGTGAATGGTCAACCGTTGTGGGACTCTGGGCATCACACTTGGTTTAATGTTCCGTTTGTGCATGAGATTGCGCAGGCGTTAGAGATCGCTTATCAGCGAGGTAAACAAGAATTTCCTGACACTGTTGCTCACGCTAAAAAGTATGATGCGAATACGGTGTTTGATGAGATGTGGAAGCCGCTGATTAGTAAGATGAGTGCGCTTTGATCCCTGTTTTAGGGTTTTTGACTTACAGCAGGTTTGATTTAGCGCACAGGCTTTTGGCGAGCATTGATTATCCTGTTGAGCATCTTGTTATTGTAGATAACTCAGGTAAGCGTGAGTTTATTCCCAATAAACCTGAGTTAGTGAAAAATCTTTGGTTGATACAGCTACCGCATGGGTTGGGTTATGGTGGTGGGCTGAACCTAATAGTTAAGTCAACACCGTTTGCGCCTTACTGGGTTTTGGTGAATGATGACAGTGTGTTTGCGCCTGGTGCGTTAGCTAAGATCGCTGAGAAGGTTGACACTGAGAGCATAAACTTTTTGAGTATTATGCCTAAATGGTCGGGGTTTGTTTTAGGTGAAGGGGCAGTGCTAAAGGCAGGCCTGTTTGATGAGCGTTTCCATCCTATCTATTTTGAGGATAATGATTATGAACGCAGGTTGCAGGCTGCTGGTGTTGAAGCAAAGTTTATTCATGCTGTTATGCAACATGACAACAGCTCTACTCTAAATAGTGGTTTTCATAGTCAAAATGATAAGACGTTTCGGGCTAACCATTTGTTGTATGAAAAAAAGGTTGCTGAGAATGATTTGACTCAGGGTGACTGGAGTTTGCAGATTAGGAGGGTGAACGCTTGGGACAGATAGTTTATACCGGTGGAACTTTTGATTTGGTGCATTCTGGGCATGTCAGGTTTTTGAGTCAGTGTCGTAAGATTGCAGGCGACTCTGGCACTGTTGTTGTGTCTTTGAATACGGATGAGTTTATTGAAGGGTATAAGGGTAGGCGACCTGTGATGTCGTTTGAGGAACGTAAAGAGATTTTGTTGGGTTTGCGTTGTGTTGATCGGGTTGTCGCTAATGTTGGTGGGGCTGACAGTAAACCTGCCATTGTTGATGTTATGCCTGATTTTGTGGTGATTGGTAGCGATTGGGCTACACGTGACTACTATAAACAGATGGGCTTTAGTCAAGCATGGTTGGATGATTTAGAGATTACTTTGCTTTATGTTCCTTATACTGAGGGTATTAGCACAACTGATTTGAAACAGCGTATAGTCGCTAGTCAAGTAAAATAGTAGTGACTTTGAGGAGTTTATTTTGGCTATTGTAAATGGCTATTGCACGCTTGCTGACGTAAAAGCGAGTTTGAGAATAACTGACACTATTGATGACTTGTTGATTGAGAACAGCATTGAGGCTGCTTCACGCATGATTGACCAATACTGTAACAGGAACTTTTATTCAGGTTCGGCAGGTGAAGTCAGGTATTACAAAGCTAACGATGGTTACAATGCTTGGATTGATGACTGTCAAACGATTACTCAGTTGCGCACTGCTGCTACTGATCCTGTTGTGTTTGATACGACTTGGGCTGCTAGTGATTATCAGGTGACTCCTCGTAACAGGTGGGCTAATGGTGCATACTACCCGATTACTGGTTTGATTGCTGTTGACAACTATTTGTTCCCTGTTTGGGGTGATAGTGCTTTGTTGGAGGTTACAGGCACTTTTGGTTGGCCTAGTGTTCCTAGTCAAATCAAGTTTGCGACTATCATTCAGGCTTCTAGGTTGTTTAAGCGTTTAGAGTCGCCTTTGGGTGTTGCCGGTGTGAGTGACATTGGGGTTATGCGTGTTGGGGCAAACATGGATGGTGATGTTGCGCAACTCTGTAACCCTTATCGTTTGTTGAGAACAGGCGCATAGTGAGCATCAGTGACCTTAGACAAGGCTTAGCAGATAATCTTGAAACAATACCAGGGTTGCGTGTTTATGCGACTTTACCTGACGTTGTAAACCCTCCTAGTGCCATGATTACGTTGGATCGTATAACCTATAACAGGCAAATGTTGGGGGCTATGAGCGAGTATGCGTTTAAGGTGACTGTCGTGTTGGGGCGTGTCAGTGAGCGTGTGGCTCAACAAAATTTAGATTTACTGGTTGCACCATCAGGCGACTCAGTGAAGGCAGCTATTGAGAGCGATAAAACTTTAGGTGGGAATGCGTTTGACGTGTTTGTGCCTGAGTTGTCGGCTTATGGTGCTGTTAGTATCAATGGAATAGACTATTTGAGTGCCGAGTTTTCGGTTCAAGTATTCGCAAGTTAAAGGAAAAACATGGCAATTTTTGTTGCAACAGATTTCAATGTGAGCATCAATGGCTCAACTGCTTTGGCTTCGTATTTGACTCAGGTTGAATTGAAGGCATCGGCAACTGACATCACTACTACTGCGTTTGGTTCATCTTGGGTGACACGTGTAGCAGGTCTAAAAGAAGGTTCGCTTACACTTACATTCAACCAGGATTATGCTGCTTCAACTGTTGACGCAACTTTGTGGCCGCTGCTTGGTTCACAGGCGACAGTAGTTATCAAACCAACCTCTAGCGCAGTAGGAAGCGCAAATCCCTCGTATACGGTTGTAGCGGTTGTAAACGATCTAACCCCTGTATCAGGCACAGTCGGCGACCTTGCTACCTTCTCAGTTACTTGGCCTACAACAGGCACTGCTGTGAGGGCTGTCAGCTAGCATGAACCAAATAACCCTACGCATAAACCTCAGTGACGGAACTGTTATTGAAGTTGACACTAAAGCAAGCGACATCATCAACTGGGAAACCTATTTTGATTTAGGTATAGACAAG